CATAATAATCCTTTCTTTGGTTTGATAGATGCGGGTTATTGCAGTCAAGCCACAAATTTATATCATCGTGAGTTATTGAAACTTCGTTAAATAAGTCTGAATTGATAAGCATTTTTCACCTCTTGTTATTAGTAGATTGTGAGAAAGAATGCGTCTTTCAATTTAACATAATATACATTGGCTGTTAATTTTAAGACGCTAAGTTAATAATAGACATAATTTAAGACGTTTCATAGCTCCATTTTTGGAGTGTTTGAAATGGGCAGAGCAAGTGCAGCATTAGAAGCATTATCATCAGAAAAAATACCGCCGCTTGATTTAGGCACGGTGTTATCAATTCACAATAACGAAAATCACCCACAATTATCAGCCGTAGGCGCTCGCAAGTTAGACGAAGCGTTATTTAATCTACATACGGCAATAGACCATATCCAAAAAGCGCACGAGTTAATGCGCGGCATACCAATTAGGCTTAATGAGTTAAACCTATCGGGTGCATATTTGCATGGTTACGTTTATGTAATTAATCAAACACTAGATTTACCAAAAAACAGATTATTAGCGGCTTATGCTGAACAGCAGAAAGCGGGGCGCTAAATGACTGCTTATCAGTTTTGGCGTGAAATGGACGCTTTTAAGCATGAAAAGCTTAATAGGTTGCCGCGTGTTTGGCGTGATGCCGTGCATAAGCGTTATGCGGTATTGGCTAAGACTTCGTTACGTGATGCAAATTTATATTTGCGTGAGCTGGTGGAGACGTTGGAGGGGGCTATTGATATCGGCGCTGGTGATGATGATTTGATTAATTTATCAAAGCAATGCGCGGGTCAATGTAAGTCGTATTTTGCAGATCATAAAATTAATAGTTTGCAATTTGATTTTTACGCTTATGACAAGTGCCTGATTTTATCTAATGCTTACAGCGTGCGCTATCCAATGGAGTTTGATTTAAACCAGCAACGTGCAAGGCTTTGTTGTGAATCGTGGTGGCTTCGTAACTTGCGGAACTCGCACGCGAAAGCCCGTGAAGCGGCGGCGCGTGATGCTGGCATCGTGCATAAAAAGCATGATGTATATGTAAGTAATGATACGTTGGAGCGCCGTAAGCAACAGTTAAAACGCAATGCAGAGTTATTAAAAAACGTCGAAATGATGAACGAGCACGGCGAGATAATGAAGCTATCAGACATTGCTGGTTCAGGTATGGCAAACCATAAAAACAGGTTTGCGGAATTAATGGCGCGTATTAAAGGCTTTGAAGAGCTGGCGAACAAATACGGGCATAAATCAACATTTGCCACTTTGACCACGCCCAGCCGTATGCACGCTAGGACAAGTGACGGTAAAGAAAACACAAAATATGACGGCACACAGCCAGACGAGGCACAAAAATACCTTGTGAGCGCATGGGCGAAGGCGCGGGCATTGTTAGCAAAGCATGACGTTAAATTCTACGGCTTAAGGGTGGCAGAGCCACACCACGATGGCACGCCGCATTGGCACATGATTTTATGGTATGACGGCAAACCATCCACGCTTAAAAAGCTTAAGCATTACATTACCCAAAAATTCATTGAAACAGACCGCGAAGAGTTACACCGCGATATATCGCCTCGTGTGAAATTTAAAGATATGGACAAGCGCGGCGCGGCTGGTTACGTGGTTAAGTATGTCGCTAAAAACTTGGGCGGGGTAGAGGGTGAGAGCGACGATGAAGTGGGTAAGGGGTCAAGTAGTGAAACAAACGCGGCAAGGGTAGAGGCGTGGGCTAGTACGTGGCGCATAAGGCAGTTTCAACAAATAGGCGGTCATTCTGTTACGGCATGGCGTGAAGTGCGCCGCATTGATGAAAATCAAACAGAGGGCAAGCGCCCGTTATTCGTGAAGCTTTGGCAATCAGCACAAAAAACAAAAGAGCGTGACGCAAGTTTTGCCGCGTTTATTGAGGCAATGGGCGGGCTTTATGTGTCTAGTCGTGAATCTGTTTTTAAGGTTGATTATGACGTTATCGAAAAGCAGGGTAAATATGGCCTGATTAGCGCGTTTAAGGTGCTGGGCGTGGGTGAGCGATTCGGCTTTGAAGTGATGGCAACTAATCGTAAAGAGTGGGTGAGGGTTTAATTATGGTATATGCGAATATTGATGATTTGTTGAGTTATGAAGAGCGTTTTAATGCGCGTAGTGAGTTTTTGGCATGGTTGAACAATGGTGGTGCGCCCGATGATACATGGAGAAATTACTGCATGAAATGGTGGCTTAATGAATTAAACGGATTGGCGGGGGTGTGGTGATGAAAACAAGTTTCTTAGTTTATGAGTTTTTGAAGTCTAAAAAGGGGCTTAAATACGAAGCTAGGGAGATAGTGAGACATCTACCTGACACAGGTCTCACTATTAAGGCTGTTCAATGTGCATTAACTAGATTGGTGGGTAGTGAAAAGGTTAAATTTGACCATTCGGGCGCTACTGATGTATTTGGAAATAATAAGGTTAATAGGTCTTATTGGGTTTAGGTTTTTAAGGTTTTAAGCGAAGCGGGCACAGCCCGCTTTCGCAACTTGGACTTGTGTAAATAACTGTAACCCGTGACAGTTATTAAGCTTTTTGTTAAGGTTTGCACATGATAAGTTTTGCTTATCAAACTAACTTTATGAAAGGTTTTATAAATGGATATCAATCAGGGTGGTTCTGTAACAGATACGGTTACAGGTGGTTTTGTTGTTGAGTTGGGCGCGTTAAACGCGGCTATATCTGAATTGCAATCTGCGGGTTATATGACTAAGGCAGAAAAGGCCGAGCAAGTTGTATTAGTGATTCGTGAAGCTATGCACAATATTTGTTTAGAGGTTGTAGCCTTGCGTGCAGAGTTGGAGCATTTGAAAAAAAATGGATTCGGTGGCTAGTCATGGCTAACGAAAAAACCATTCACGGGCGCATTGATTGCCCATGTTGCGGCACTGAAAAAGGGGTAAGAATCACGCAGGACAAAAACGGTAAGCCGTTCGGGTTTTGTGATGCTAAGTGCGGTATTCAGCTTCGTATCGGTGGCGATACATACCGCGAGGCAGAGTTCAACAAAAAATACCCAGCTATTGCGGCAAGCGTGCGCGGCGATTCTGTTACTGATACAGAGAAAAAACCAACATTACAACAAACTGAAAAGCCGAAAAGCGGCTTTGACTTGGGGCTATAAATGAATATTGAAAACGAAAACAACGAAAGCAACATTGATAACGGCAAGAGCGCTGAGCAATTAGCAAGTGAGCATAATTTAAACTTATCAATAGTCGAAGACGAAGCGGCGCAAGGTGAGCACGAAGAGCAGGGCGAAAATCAGCAAACTAACGAAAACGCACAAAACGCGCTTACGGGCATTTTAACGGTCATCCCTTTGGGTCTGGATGTAATGGGGTTAAAAAACACGGCGGCGGTGTGGTCTAGTACGGTAATTAACGGCGTTTCTGCGGCTTTGGTTCCTGTATTGCGAAAATATACATTTGGTCAGAAGTTTTTAGCACATTTAGAAAATGGCGGCGGTGTTGAAGAGTTCGCATTATTAATCGCATTAGCGCCTGTTACGCTGGCAACTTTTGAGGCTTACAAGTTAGACAGGCCGAAAGTTGAAAAAGAAGTTAAGGGCGAAGAGGTCAAACATAGCGGCGGCGTTCATTCAGCAGATACGCCACTAGGTAGCACGTTTAGATTTGCATCAGAGTCTTAGGCCATGAGTTTGAAAACGAAAGACGGGCGACTGTGCATTATTGGCGGGTCTAGCCGTTGCGGTAAAACAACTCACACGCTAAAAATGATTAAGCCGTTTAAAACGGTATTTGTCTGGGATATTGAGGCGCAATGGTGCAATGAGGCGGGCTTTAAAAAGGTTTCTAGCTTGGTAGAGCTTAAGCGTATTGTGCAATCAGGCAGGGCGGGGCGCTATGCCTACGTGAGCGGCGGGAATATTAAGGCAGAGTTCGATCTTTTCTGTAAGTGCGTTTTTCACTACGGCTCTTTTTTTGGTGAATGTGCTGTAGTTGCGGAAGAGTTAGCAGACGTTACCACTACGGCAAAAGCGCCTGAAGGCTGGGGCATTTTATGCCGTAGGGGTTTGAAGCGTTCAATCAGTATTTTTCCTATATCTCAAAGGTGGGCAGAGGCTGACAAAACTGCGTTAGGAAATGCAACGGACTTTTATTTATTCCGTATGAGTTCGGGGGATGATATTAAATACATGGCACGTAAAACACGTGTATCGGTTGAGGTGCTGGAAGCGTTAAATGCATTTGAGTTTGCCCATTACAGCGTTTTAGACAAAAAAACTTCATTACATAAGCTAAATTTTAAAAAATAAATAACTTTTTTTAACCCCGTTTACCTGTAACGGGAACGGGAACAGTTACCGCCTATATTGGGCGGTTTTTTTTTGCCATTAAATGAGGCCTTCAAAACTTAATACGCAATTTTGCGGATACTGATAGAGGGTTAAAACATGGGTAATAAATTAATCGGCGCGGCGGTGATTTTCGCCATTTACAAATTCGCACCAAATCAAGCTGTAAAAGCTATGGCTTTGGGTGTGGCTGGTGTAATGCTTGGTGCTTATGTGCCATACGTTAACGGTAAAGACGTAGCAACAACACTTAACGAAATTAAAGGTGCTTAATCATGGCTAAGAAAATCTATGAATTGCCTAGTATTTCGCGTGTTGTGGCTGGGTCAACTGCTATTTTAGAGTTGCCTATTGGTCCGACATATCACGATATTGTTTTTACCTTAACAGGTACAGCTTTAGCCGTGGCGCATATCGGTCAGGTTCGTGTATTGGTGAACGGTAACGAGATTCAACGTTATGCAAACTTACAGCGCTTGTTTGACTTAAACGCATATTACAACCGTGAAGGTGATACGGTTAACGAGTTTAAACTCGCATTTTGCCGTGATGAGTTCAACGAACTGGCATATAAACGTGCGCCAGCATTGGGCACGCAAGGCTTGTCAACTGTGACGGTGGAAATGGACTTACAAGCGGCTTTCCCTGCTAACGGTACTATCGTAGCGCGTGCGTTGATTGATACGGTGCCTCAGCCATTGGGTGTGTTTACTCGCATCCGTGAAGTGGGCTTGTCTAGCTCTGTGACGGGTGTGGTTGAAACCGACAAAATCCCAAAAGGCGGTGCTGTTTATCAAGCAATCCACTTATTTAAGGGTGACATTTCGCGCGTAGAGCTTGAAGTTGACGGCGTTAAAGTGATTGCATCTACAAAAGCAACATTGGAACGCCTACAAAAGGCAATCCGTCCTGTGGCGCGTGTGCCTCAAACGGCAAAAGCTACGCATTTAGACTTCTTGCTAGAAGGTGACGCGGGCGACTTGCTTAATACTCAAAACGTGAGCGATATTCGCTTACGTTCTACTTTTGATTCTGTGGGTTCTTGTGATTTAGTGCTTGAGCAACTAGACGTATTAACTTCAGTTTAGGCGGTGCGCTATGGGGCTTAATACAGGCATTTCTATTATCGACCAGATAAGCGATATCGGAATTAAAGATATTTTTGCTTATCAGGCCGCTAAGAATCAACAAAAAATTGATTTAGGCATGGCAGATACAAGTAACTATGTCGCACGCTTAAACGCGCAAGCGGCATTGTTACAAGGTCAGGTTGCCGCAAATGCTTATCAGCAACAAAACACTAGCGCATTTACTGATAATAAATGGCTATGGATTGGCGGCGCGGTGCTGGCGGTTGGTGTCGTTGTTATGTTGGTTAAAAGCAAATAATGGGGCTATTCGGCAGTAGTGCGAAGGTATCAAGTGCAACTAGCGCGGCAACTAGCGGGCTAGGTGCATTTGCGCCTAAAAACACAATCACTTACAGCAAACCTTTTTTAGATGTGACAAACCCAGCTAGTTTAGTGGGTTTGTCAGTCGTTCTAATTGTGGGCTGGGTAGCTTGGCGGAGGCTTACATAATGGGTGCGACTATTCCATTGGATGCATTGGTAAAGGCTAGCGGCGGTACGCCTCTGGATGTAACAGGCGGCGCGGCTGGTGCTGGTGGTGTGCTTTCGGGTATTGGTGCGGCGGCGAGTATGTCAAACCCTATCACGGCTGGCCTACAAATCATGAGTATGTTAAGCGGGTCTAGCGTTAACAAGTCAGGCGGCGGCGCTAGTGCGGCGAGTGGCTTTGCCTTTTTTGAGGGTGAAAACAATCAGGATTATGCGCGGCCTTTGTTTGATTTAAGTTCAATCAGGGGCGTGTTGTTGGCTAGTGGGCTGGTGGTTTTAACTATTTACGCTTACTCAAAATATAAAGGTTAAAAAATGGGTTCATGGTCACAAAGTGTTAGTAACACAAATTACACCAATCAACCGTTAACGCTTAATGATGCTAATAGCGGCGTGGCGATTGCGGGGAGTGGTAACGCGGTAGGAAATAGCGCATTAATCAATGGCGCAAATACTGGCGTGGTCAATAATTTAGACGGCGGCGCAATTCAACGTGCTTTTGAATCTACGGATAAAAGTATCGCGGCAATAGCGGATTTAACCGCAAAAATTGTGTCTAGTTCGGCGGCGCAGAATACGGCGGCGCTGGGATTTACAGAAAAGGCAAATGCGGCGGCAAATGCGGCGGCAAACCCTAGTGCAACGGCAGAAAAGCAAACCAATTACACGATTATTGCGGTAGTCGGGTTGGTGGTGGTTTATTTGGTGATGCGGGGTGCTAAATGAGTATTCGTGAAGTAACGGTAAAAATTGGCGCTGGTCTCTCTGATGAGTTCGCGTTCAAAGGTAATTATATTCGCGCAAAGGTTGCGCCATATACATTAACCATTGAAAACATGGAAAGCGCTGGGCGTGATGTTTTCACCATGTCAGAGGGTGAAGTTGCAAATTTTAATGCTGATTTTGAGCGCTTAAGGGTAACAAACAACGGCGGGTCAGATGCTTATTTTGTATTGGTGATTGCGAAAGATGCAGAATTAAACAGTGCAAATTTAAGCGGCAATATCACGATTAATAATAACGGCGCGGCAAATCAAAATCGCGTGAGCTTAACAAACGTTAATCAGCAAATACTACCCGCAAACACTGGGCGTAAATACTTGTTGATTCAAAACAATGATACAAGCGCGGTGATGCGCGTAAGAATTGACGGAGTAGCGGCTACGGCGGGGCAAGGGTTCCGAATTCCTGCTGGCGGAACATTTGAGTTTGAAAGCTTTAATGTGACGGGTGCAATTAATTGCATCATGGAAACGGCAACAGGCGCGGTAAGCAATGTTGAGTTTGCAGAGGCTTAAAAATGGGCATTAGTGCAAAATCAAGCGGTGCGGATGTTGGGGACATTAAAGCAAATGGCAATGCCGTAATTCCTGCGGGTTGGTTAGAGTGTGGCGGTCAGGCAGTTAGCAGGGCTACATATTCAGCGTTATTTTTAGCAATAGGCACTTTATACGGTGCTGGCGATGGGTCAACGACCTTTAACGTTCCGGATTTAAGAGGGCGCACAATATTTGGTAAAGACAATCTAGGCGGCACAGCGGCAAACCGTTTAACCACAGCAAACGGCGGGTTAGATGGGGCAACGCTGGGCGCGGTGGGTGGTGGTGAAAGTGTGACGCTAACAACGGCGCAAATGCCTAGCCATAGCCACAGTGTGGCGATTGGGAATGGCGCAGCTGGGGCAACTATATGTGCAACGCAAACAGCGGGGACAAATATTGCAAGCTATCCTATCCCAGCAAACGCGCAAGGCTCAAGCGGGTCGCACAAAAACATACCGCCAGCTATGGTGGCAAATTTTATTATTAAGGCTTAAAAAATGAATCTATCGGTAATAGTTCCTGATAAAACAATCATCTTAAACGGTGAGGCGTTGCAATTCGATTTTACTTACACGCCGCGCAGCTTGCACGCTATCCAGTGGAACGGCGCAAACGGCACAATGGAATTTAAAAGCGGCGCTAATCAATGGTTTGACAATGCGGCATTAATTGAAGATTACGTTGTGCAGTTCAATGAAGAAAAGGCGCGGCTAGAGGCTGTGGCGTTAAATGTTTAAAAAAATACTAGCGGCGGCTGGGCTAGGGTTGGCGGGTTATGTGGCCTATTCAGCCTATGCGGAAAATAGAGGCGTGAGCGCAAACGGTGAAGGCGGGCTTATGGATATTGCGGCGGGCGTAATTGAGGGTGGTTTTATGAAAGTAACAAGTTTTAACGGTGGTTTAAATATGGGCATTTCGCTGGCTGGTTTAGCGCATATTAAAGGCTGGGAGGGGTTCCGCGTTAATCGTTACCTTGATTCAGCAGGTAAACCAACGATTGGTTACGGGCATTTAATTTTGCCTACTGAAAGTTACCAAACAATTACTATCGAAGAGGCCACACGCCTATTGGTTAAAGACTTAAGCGCCGCCGAAGATGCGGTAAATTCGCTAGTAAAAATCAAGCTTTCGCAATTTCAGTTTGATGCGCTAGTAAGCTTTGTTTTCAACGTGGGGCGCGGTGCATTTGCAAGGTCTACGCTACTTAAGAAAGTAAACGCGGGATTATTCACCGAAGCAAAAGCAGAGTTTTTAAAGTGGGTAAATTCGGGCGGTAAATTTACGCAAGGTTTATATAATCGCAGGGTTGCAGACGCGGAACTATTCGCGGCAGGGGGTAAAGTAGCATGAAACTAACATTTGAAAACATCGCTATTGTGCTGGGTGGGCTGGCGGTGGCTTATGTAATTAGCAAAGTGGTTAAAGAAAAGGCCGCATTGCAAAGCATTAGCAACGTGCAGTATTCACCAGAGTGGAGCGACAACATCACAGGCAATCAAGCGAAAGATAACTTGCTTTATGTTTAACTTTATAGAAAAACATAGCGGATTGCTGGCGCTGGCTGGGGGTGGTTTATTCGTGCTTTACGTGATGAATAAATATTTCAATAAAGCGGCTGATTCTGTGCTTGGTCAGGGGTTGCAACATCCGCTTGAGGCGCTGGGAGCGTTGGCGGGTTCTGTGGTGGGTGTTGAGCCAAAAATAACAGGCGGCACGCAATTAACAGATAACTTTAATTATTACATTCAGCTTAACGGCGGGATTGATAAATACTTGCAACAGAAAAGGGCGGGAACGTTTACGGGTGCGCCTTATGACAGTGCAATAGATTACAAAAAGCAATTACAAAGCAAATCATTATCGGCATTTTTTCTTTAGGGGCGGGGCATGAAAGACAAATTAAAAGCAATTTTTGACAGTAAAACAACATGGTTAACGCTGGGCGTTGTGGCTGGTTCGTTATTTGGTGATACAGGCCAGCAAGTAGTTAATGCGCTGGGCTTGGCGGTTATGGCGGTGCTTTGATGGCTGAATTATTAACGGTTAGTAACTTGTTTAGTGCGTTGGCGCTGGTGGTTGGCTGGTCAATCCGTAACGAGTTACACCATATACGCAATTCAGTATCAGAGGCAAAAGGCTATGCGGCAAAAGCGCATGAGCGGCTAGACAATCACATACTTAGTAAGCATTAATTAAAAAGCCCGCAATGCGGGCTTTTTGCTATTCATTCACAAGGTCAAAACTTAAAATTAGCGGCTATTTCATCGTCATAAGTAAAAGAGCATTGGGTGCTTGCAAATCTACCGTTTGCAGTTGAACCCATGCAACTAGCGCCGATTTTGTGGCCGTTGTGTGGTTCGCACATAAACCCGCCTTTGGTGTCGATCTGTGGTGTGGTGCATGAAAGGGAGCCATTGCCGTGCTGGTCAAGATTAAAAGCAAGTTGCATCTTATTATCTACATTGAATAAAACGCCAAAATCTTTATCTAACAGGTTCTGTTTAACGACTAGGCGTGATTCGATAGATAGTGGTTTATCTTCACCCTTTGGGCGGTAATTTTGTTTTACAGTGCCATAAACGGCAGGATTAGCGGCGCATCCTGCAAAGCTTAAGCAAGTTAAAGAAATCAATAGTTTTTTCATGGTGTTAGCCTTTTATTTTTGATTAGTTGATTGGGTTTTTTGATTTTTCACATAATAGCGCCGATTCCTCGCGCGGCGTAGTATTAACTTTCTAAATTTACAGCTTTTTAAATCGCAATTGCATCGCATTTTGTTGCAAGGCGCGGGCGGTTCTGGCTGGTCGCATTTGTATTTAGTTTGAAATGCGCTGAAAGTTTCGGGCGGTGAATCATCCTGTTTGATAAGTTTTTTAAATGAATCATTGACTTTTGATAATTTTATTTTGTTTGCTACATTAAAGGTTTTTACATAATAATCCTTTCTTTGGTTTGATAGATGCGGGTTATTGCAGTCAAGCCACAAATTT